TGGGCCAGGTCCAGTAATTTCCGGGGTTTGTGAGGGCCGGGAGGTCCATTTTTAGGGTCAGGCCTCGAATAAGATCGCCTTTTGGTGGGATCCTACAAATATTGTTCGAGCCATAAAGGACCTGTTGGCCCAGAAACGGAATATCGTAGGCCTCGAGGACAAATGGCGTGTGGCGTTTGTAAACGCCCGAAAAGTAAGTCACTTGGGGCGTTCCTGTGAGATATGCGTCCTGTTGTCCGATTGCGGCCAGCTGGATATAACCAGCCGACATTCCTAGTAAATCCGAAGGATTTATTTACGCTCAAGGTCCCGCGCTTCAGGAGGCCTCCAATTTTGTTACGAAATTGTAGATGGCACTACAGTTGCGGAAATTTGACCCTTCTCGAATGGGCGACGACAAGGTCTGCGTCTTCATCGGGAAGCGTGGTACTGGCAAATCGACCCTCGTGACGGATATCCTCTGGCACAAGAAACACTTGCCCGCGGGCATAGCCATGTCAGGGACCGAGGAGGGAAACGGGTACTATAAACAGTTCATCCCGGACCTCTTCGTTTTCGGGGACTATAATCGCGAGGCCATAGAAAAACTCATAGAGCGCCAAAAGAAGCTCCTGGCCGTGGGTCGGTGTTCTCCCGTGTTTATCCTTATGGATGATTGCATGTACGATCGGGCCTTCATGCGGGACACGGCGATCCGCCAACTCTTTATGAACGGTCGGCACTGGAAAATCTTCTTTATGATGACGACCCAGTACTGTATGGACATGACGCCCATGATCCGTACAAATGTCGACTACGTATTCGCGCTCCGAGACAATGTCCGGCAGAACCGAGAGAACCTTTACAAGGCTTTCTTCGGGGTCTTTCCCTCGTTCGATACTTTTTGCCAGGTTATGGACTCGTGCACCGAGAACTACGAATGCCTGGTCCTCGATAACACGTCCAAATCGAATCGGATCCAGGACTGCATCTTCTGGTACAAGGCGCCGATCCGACGCAACTTCCGGGTCGGAGGGCCCGCATTTTGGCAGCATCACCAGCGTCACTACAATCCACGGGCCGCGGCTCAACCCGCTGTGGGTGAGCCTAAACGAAAGGGAGGTGTCGTGGTCGTCAAAAAGGCGCGCTGAGTTTTCAGTGTTCTTTTCGCTCTAAAAATTAATGGTTCTCACGTACGATCCTAGTGCCGACAACATGTCTACGCCGATCGAGCCGACCGTGAATGAGGAACTGGCACTCCAGGCCCTGGCTCGAAAAGACGAAAAGCCGTCGGCGGTCCCGACGGGTCTCTTGGCCCGTGAGGCGTTAGAGCCCGAAAAAAACCTCGACCAATCTCAAATGGCCGACTTTTCCACACCGATCGAGGAAGTCATGCCCGGCCCGGGGCGTATGATCCAGGACGAGGTCATGGGTCCGCCTATGGGCCCCTCTGCGATGATGCAGGGTAACAAGCCGACGCCCCGTGATGGCGGCGAGTCCAAGGGGTCCAAGTCGAAGAACCCTTTCGGTCTGACGGACGATCAGTTCCTGGCGGCCCTGGCCGGTGTGGCCGGTGTGATCGCATTCTCGAAGCCGGTCCAGGGTAAGTTGAGTACGATGGTACCCAAGTTTCTCGGGGAGTCGGGTGAGATTTCCACGACCGGTCTGGCCGTGACGGCCCTGGTCGCGGCCATCATTTTCTATTTCGCCAAGCAGTTTTTGAAGGATAAAGCGTAAAGTCGGGACTGAAGGTCCCGGTCACAACCAGGGCCTACGGCCCTGATTGGTCTCAAGAATCTTTAATAAGGTCCCCACAATACCGACGGTCCCCGCTCCGAACGTACAGGCCCCGCTGGATACACAGATCCTTGAGTTTTTTGAAATTTTCCCAATACGTCGATGAATGGTCGTATTCAGGTACGGACATGTGTGCCAATTCATGGATCAGCACATAGACCGCCGAATTTACATCGTTTCCGTCCAGACAGATGTAAATTTCGTACCCCTTATTCACGTTAGACCCGATGACACCGTCTTTCTTCCCGTGGATACCAGTGATGATGGCCGGGTCCAGAAGTGGCTTCCACATTGGATCCCCAGTTTGTCTGAGGACGTCCAGGATCGCCCAGTACCGCAACTTTAGTTCGGTCAACATCGCGGGCTCTTTGTTGAACCTCATGACGATCAAGAGCGCGACGAAAAGCACGACCATGACGGTGGTCCAGAAGACCTCCATCGTCCTATATTTACTCTCGAAAAATCTTTCGGAAGACGAATTTTGAATACAAATCCGAGATGAGTCCACTGGGTCGATCGAGCATGGGTTCCCAGACGAGCTTTTCGAATCCGATCTTTTCGAGGGCCTCGATGAAATTGGTCGAGTCCAAAAGAGGCTCGTCCCGGGCGCCGTCGGCGTAAAAAGGCCCGTCACTGAGCTTCACCATCAGGCGGCGCCCGCCCTGGTAAACATCAAACTCGTTCCCTAGCGCGTCTTTGTAGTGGCCGTGCTCGTCACATATAGCCTCGGCCCGGGCCCGTTCTGGGGTGATGCCGATGAGGAGGCCTCCCGGTCGTACCGCCACTCCAATACCCTTAATGGAGTCCTCCCATGCATCAACGATATATTGAAGCGAAAAGTTGTAGCAGACCACATCGTACGGACCAGCGAATGCGGCCTGTCGTATGTCGCCCCGGCCCAAAAACCACACCCCAAATCCCATATCCATCGCACGGGACTCGGCCTCTCGAAGCGACTCTTCGTCGGGGTCGATGGCGGCCACGCGGGCCCGGACCGCCTTCCATTTCCACCAGTCGCCGCCTCGGCCACAGCCACAATCCAATACGAATGATCTGGGTGGGACCCAGTCCATAATAAGCCGGCGTTTACAATCGTTGTGGAGTTTCCTGAGTTCTTCATTGGTCTGCGACATTTAGCTTAAAAGAAAAGCTCCTTTTACTTTTAAATGGGTTCTCTTGAGGCCGATTACCTGACCGTCCCAGGACAGCTTTTTGCATGCGTATCCTTCGTTGGCCCCGACCTGCCCCAGAAGAACGAGCAATTTGGTATGAAGATCCGCGGGTGCTTCCCGACTCGTGAGGAGGCGGCCTCGCACGCCAAGCGCCTCCAGAAGGATGATGCCCTGGTCGACATCTACGTGGTCGACATGTACAAGTGGCTTCTGATCCCGCCCAAGCGTGACGAGATCGAGAACGTTCATTACCAGAACGAGAAGCTCGAGGAGATTATGAGCAAGTACCGCGAGAACCAGCGTCACGCCGCGGCACTGTTCGAGAAGCGCAAGCGCGACATGATGGCCAAGCCACAACCCGGCGAATTCCCGTACATCGAGCCGGGTGACGAGAACAGCAAGTTTTACACCAAGCCGGACGTTCCCCCGATCCCGCACCCGTCGGATTTCCTTGACGATCTCAAGAAGGAGCACCCCGAGGCTTCTATGGACGAGCTAGTCGCCATGGCCGACATTCGTGTCGCGGCCGAGGTCCGTCGGCGCAAGGAGGCCGAGGCGGCCGCCGCCTCGGCGGCCAAGGCTCTGGAGCCGGTCAACGAGGATGCCGACCCCGAGGAAATTCCTCCGCAGTAATTAAGAAATGATATTCAAACTTTTGGCGGTCCTCATCGTACTGTTCTTGCTTTTTATAGCATATATGCGTTTCCCACCCGCGCCGGCCAGAATATCTCAGCCCGTTGCCAGTTACGACAACCAGTATGAGGTATTCAGGGATATGGAGCCGAACACACAGACCCGTGAGAATCCATGGCTCGGTTTTCTTCAAGAAGACGTTCATCGCAATAGAACGGGTCCTATAGGCGATTTTGTAGGGTCCGACTCGAGTTCGGGCCGGGCCCAATTATATATGGTAACCTGAGTCAAGGCGCGACCCGAAGGGGTGCGGCTTGCTCCTACCGGCTCACGAGTCCTGCGGACTCGGTCGTTTTACTTAGGCTGAATTACAATCGGGCGCATACTTACAACAATGACGCCAATGACGATCCCAAGAAGCAGGATCGCCATTGGATTCATGTTCTTGAATAGATCAGTCGCGGGATTGCTCTCACGCGGAGGAGCGAATTGAGGTACAAACATGGGCTCAGCGTTTTGCTGGGGCCACTCGCTTGGGCTTTGGGGCCGGGCGCTTTTGGACTCCTCGCTTTTTGCTAGGAACGGCAGGTTCTCCATCGTCCTCTGTATCATCAGAGTCGCTCTCGCTTTTATCTGCCACTACGAACCCATCAAGATTGCCCTCATCATCCGCATCATCATCTCCATCGTCCTCGTCCTCGTCCGAATCATATGAAATCTCGGACGACACGTCCGACTCGTGGCTATCGTAGTCCTCATCTGCATAATCGTCCTCGACCTGCTCGACGGGCTCGTAACGCTCCGGTGGCTTGGAAACGCGTCCTGAACGAGTGCGAGTAGTCGGTGCGCTACTGTCCGTGACTTCTGACTGGTCCGGGGTCGTCTGGTCTGGCATTTTCTGGATAATCCATTAACGAATCGTTTAAGTACTTTGGGAAGAAGTAAACCCCCTTCGCGAGGGCGTTTTGATTGATGATAAATTCACCTTCGTATCCAAGCTCATCCGCGATCTTATTGATCGCCTCGCGGTGTTGTTCATCATCGGCGTGCCGGAGCCCGAGACCCAGGTCCCTAACGTTTTCAATGGCCTCGTACAAAGTCTGAGCCGCGACGTCAAGATCTGACGTCGAAACCAACCGTTCGAACTCGTGGATGTTGGTCTGGAAGCGCTTCCAGCTCTCCGGATCGAGGCCCGAATATGGATGGACCATTTGCTCGAACTTCTTGAAACGGACCCCCTGACCCATTGGGAAAAATATCCATAAGAAAGCCAGAAGAAGGACTACCCACAATAGCAACATCTTCGAGTTGCTCTACTATTGATGGAGGAAGAATAACTTTTGGGCCCTGGAACTCGCGACACTCTTCATCGAGACACTTTTGGGATATTTTCCCACCATTGATCGAGAACCACACATGATTAGACGCGTGTTCGCGTTTGATATTAGCGCACCATCTCGAATCGGTCTGGGCGAACCATCCGTCCCTGGTGCTCCGCTGGACCTTCTTGATGCGCGCCCTCGACTGCCCTTCAATATACCTTTGGACGAACCTCTCGAGTCCGTCAGTGTTCTGAAGGATCTCGGCCGGCCGCGCCGCCTCGTCGGTCCGGACCGCGAACAGAGCGAGAGTCTCTACATTGGGCGCCTTTGAAAACTCGGGCCCGTCAAGTTGGCGCCATGGGATATACGGATCACCTGTAGGTTTCTTATGGGACCATAGCATCCGAAGTCCGGATCCGCCATACACGGCCGCATCGATGACTTGGTCCCAAGGTCCGTCTCCCAGACCTGTGATGATTTTTGTTCTAAAATTAAGAGCCTCGGTCCGGGTCACGACGAGATCCGGCCAATGAATATGGACCCCAGACTTGAGGAGGCCCTCACCGACCGGTCGTACCCTGGCCCGGGCAATGACGCACCGACCGGGTGATCCTATGGCTTGATGAATTATGGAACAAAATTGGAGAAGATCCTGATCCTCTAACTTTTCTTGGGACTTGTAGTCAAAGTCCACAAAGAACTTGAAGCGTTCCGTCTTTTGTTCGACCACGTACAATTTTGTTCCAGAATTCACGAGACCCACACAGGTCTCGTAAAATTGGGTCGTCTCATCGGGTGGGACCGAGAGGATCCCACCGTCCATGAGAACGTGGGTCCCGGGACCGTTTGGGACGCGCCATTTTTCCATTATGTTACTAATGAATGGTATCTTAAAGTAGTCCGCAGCATTTTGGTTTCGCCAGGGCATGCATTTCTTCGGCGATGAGGTGGGCCAGGTTTTCATGGACCAGAAATTCAAGGTGCACGAGAGTCCTGGGGTCCATGAGTCCCGCGCACACGTCAATCACGCGCTGAAGTACGTATATGAATTTTTCTGGATTCGGACCTGACAAATAAACGACATACCTGATGATATCAAGGGCCGTTTCAGGACGCGTGGCCCTGAGCTTCTTCTCGACGAGGGACACGATCAGGGCCGGGTCCATTCCTATTTTTTAGGCGGATTTTATTCGGTGTCCTCGTCGGACGAATCGTGGGTCACCCAGGACCAAAACGACTTGGGGAGCCCCTTCTTTTCTTTCACCGGGGCCGCCGGGGCCGCCGGGGCCTGAGCCGGCTCCTGAACCGTTGGTGGGGCGGCCGCCTCAATCAGTTCAATTTCGTAAAGCAATTTGCGTAGGCTCATGTCCTGCGCGAGTTGCTTTGGATCCGAACCGTCCTTGCGCAGCTCTGACAGGATCGTCGCATACTCCAACTTTGTTTTCGTCATTTCTAGTAAATACGTAGCACTTATTTACGAGTGACCCGGCGCGTTCACCCTCTCAAATTGAATGGCGTCTTGTGATTCGATTTTAGGGCCTGATGAAAGTCCGGATTTCCTAACACATGCTGACGAATCATGGGCCAAAGATCCGGGCGGCCCTGGATCCCCTCGAGGCTCTCGAAACGACACTCGTCGTTCTCGTCGTAGTTTTTCCTGAACGGAACTCGGCTCGCCTCCATTTTCTCCTTTTCGTCCGTGAACCGCCGAACAACGTGTCGATGCTCGATTGCGGTCATCGGCAAGTCAAAAACATACACATGATAGTGGTTTATCACGTCGACTCCATCTTCCAAGTCCCTAGGTTCGGGAGTGTCCGTCGAAAACTTGAAGTAGGTGTAGGACCCCCGCTTCAGGTTTATGACACCACGTGTTTCTTCTTCGAGTTCACGAACCGCACAGCGGAGCGGATTGTAAACCTCGCGTCGGCGACACCCGCCGGTCACGAACGTCCACTCTTTGTATCGCCTATCATGGACGATCAAAAAGTGCTGGACGTCATTCACTGTGCTTACCGGTATCGCTATCGCTTTGTGTCGTTCTCGAAGATTTTCCATCCTCTACTGATATTTCTGGACCAAAAAATTTACTGAGATTTCCCGTGCGAGGATTATAAGATATCAAAAATACCAGGCCAATGAGGAGTAACCAGTGCCACAGTTGCATCGAGACCAAGGCTCCGCCTTGTGATCTCGAGTTTTTTTAATTCGCGTACAGCAGCGAGCCCAGACCGTTCTGGATCCGGAACACGTTGTAGCCCACGGCATACAGGTATTTGACCGGATAATTGATCGCCGAGGCCAGGGCCCCAACGCCACCCGTCAGGGTCGGAGGAACGACCAGACGGAAGGTGTCGAGGCGCGAGAAGTTCAGCGTACCCGTGGGCTGGAGCTTGGAGGTGTCGAGACAGTACGAGATGATCGCGACGTTCGCGTTCAGACCCGTGCCGCTCGACGTGGAAACGGCCGTGCCCGCTGCGTAGCCGAAGGGCGTATTGTAGTACTGGGGCACATCGAGCCAATGGTTCAGGTGGCGCGACTCGCCCACGTCCACACCGTTCACCTGGGTCTTCAGCTGGTACAGAGACGCGTTGGCCGAGCCGGACTCGTACAGGGTCGTATAGTTCTTGCACGGGAAGGCGATGAACTTCACGGGCTGGGCCAGAGCCAGCTCCTGGGTCGGCGCGGTACCCATCAGCACACGCTGAACCTGGGTCACGAGCAGGTCGTGGTTCGATTTGGCGAACCACTCGCGCTCGGCCTGATCCAGGTACGTGAAGTTGGCCCAGCACTGGTACTGCAGGCTCGAGTAAGCCGGGTCACCCGAGGGAATGCCCGTCGGGGCGGCCGTCTGAGCCAGGTACGTAGACCACGTGATACGCAGCTCGACGTCGTGGAACTGGAGAGCGACCAGGGGCAGAGCCACAGCCCAGTCCTTGCAGAAGAAGAACTTCAGGGGCAGGAACGAGTTCTTCTGGTTATTCAGGACCGTGTTCGTCAGGTTCAGGTAACGCTGCGAGAAGTTCTGGGCGCCGGTCACCGGCTCTATATCCGTCATGTACTCGATATCGTGCGTATCGACCACCTGACCGCCGATATACAGCTCGATCTTGTCGATCACCTTGGTCCAATCCAGGCCTGCAATAGGGTTACCGTTGGAGTCCTTGGCCGTCAGGTACACGTAGCTCAGCAGATCGCCCTTCTTCTCGAAGCGGATCGTGGAGATGCCACCCGCGATCGGCGTACCCTGGATCACCTGACTCTCGACCGAGCTCGCAAAGTGCGTGTAGCGCTTATAGTTCGAACGATAGAAGGAGACCTCGGGCTTACCCGTCAGCCAAGCGTCCTGAGGTCCGGTCGCGACAAGTTGAACGATACCACCGCTCATTTTAAAACTAGTCTATATAATTTTTGGCCCGTCTAGACCACGGCCAGGGGGGGCAACGCAATAGGATTTTTCTCGAGCTGCTGAATTGCGATATCAAGTGCGGCGGGTTGAGCCAGAGGGTTCAGCTTGCCCTTGTGCTCATTGAGTGGGTCATCGTACTGAGGAGGCTTGTAACCGCGGCTATTGCTCGAGCCCGTCGGACCCATCGGTCCTGGGGGCACCGACTTGGACTCCACGCGAAGATTGGTCGCGGCACCGACCTGGTTCACTGGATCGTTGCGGACGTTCATGGATCCTGCGTTTCCGGCCCGATCCTCCTTCGCGCGATAGCCCGATGCGCGCGTGAGGCTCTTGTCGGTGTAGGACTCGGTTCCGACAGCGTACGGTTGGGCGACATTGTACTGGGCCGGGCCCGATGAGAGCGTGTCCGTGCGGAGGCCCGTCTCTTGGCGAATCGTGGTCTTGCGGGTCTTGATAAAGTCCGGACGGCCCTCCGCGCCCCGGATGCGACCGCCCTGTCCCTGACCGTCGTAGGCGGCGGGCTTGCGTTCCCAGGTCTTCGTCTCCTTGGCGTCCTTGGTGATGGCGCCGATAAGGGGCAGACCGCTCTTGACGACGGGGTCCGGTGGCCCATCGCGACCCTCAATCGTCGTGAGGCGCTCCTCGTTGATGTTGGTCGGCAGTGCCCGGAAATAGTCGTGGAAGCCGCCCCCG